GTTACATAACGGCGATGACCACGCTAAAAACGGCGACGTACTTTAAAAGTTACATAACGGCGATGACCACGCTAAAAACGGCGACGTACTTTAAGAACGACACAACGGCGACACAATAAAAGTACCCCCGGGGGGCACTAAATCCCCAGTGCCCAGACGAAGTCCGCTATAGGAAACACCCCCCGTCGATGGTACCTAAAGTACCCGCCGTGCTATGGAACCAAAATGGACAGCGAAGCGGCCTGTGCTATGGAACCAAAATGGGTAGCGAAGCGGCAGGTTGACACGAAGACCGCCCGTGCGGTACAGTAGTTTTACGCCCAGGTGCGGCGCATGGAAGCCACCATGATCGAAGCTGAAGTCGAAGACTTCGTCCCATTGCCTACAGGCGGAGGTTCCCGGAACCTGTCGTACAACGAACTGAGGGCCCGTGCTCAAGCAGCGTGCAACACCGCTGGGATCTTGATTGCCGAAGGGTACGAAGACGAGCCGCCTGACCCGGACGAGGTGCGCAAAGCCGCTCGGAACACGCTGCGTGCAGCCAACAGGACTGATCCCGTGCCGAAGGAAGCCAGCGCCGCGCTGGAGACCCCGGAGGGTGCCTATCACGTCAATGCGATCCTGACCCAGTACGACATGGATGTGGTGCGCGATGCCAAGCGCCTGCGCCACTACGTGACCAATAGGCTGGTCTTGGAGACTGAGAACCCAGACCCCCGCATCAGGATGAAGGCCCTTGAGTTGCTCGGGAAGGTCAGCGACGTGGGTCTGTTCACCGAGCGCACCGAGATCACCGTCAACAACCGCTCGACAGTCGATCTTGAGAACTCCCTGCGCGACAAGTTGCGCAGGCTCATGGGTACTGGGGACGCCGAGGAGGCGGTCGTGCTGGCTCCGCCCATCGACCTTGTGACGCCCATTGATGTGAACGCCGTTTTGGGTTGACCCCCCAACCCGACCCATGCCCCCAGACCAAACCCCGTGCCAAATCAAGCGTAGCGGCGCAGCGGCGCAGTGGTGTGACACCGCTGGGGCGGTGGCATGTTGACCGACGCCGAACTCCAGTTCGCCTTGGCGAACATCAACAAGCTGACAACCACTGAGCAGGAACGGTTATTGGCGGTGCTAGAAGAGTTGGAGCGGCGAAAGTACGCAAAACGGTGCCAAGACGACCTGCTGACCTTCTGTCAGCACATGGACCCGACGTATATCGTCGCGGCTCATCATAAAAGACTAGCGGAGTTGTTGACAAACATAGCCTATGGCCTTAAAGACCGCATCGCGGTGTCAATTCCCCCTCGACACGGTAAGTCCCATCTCATCAGCACGTTGTTTCCAGCGTGGTTTTTGGGCAAATTCCCTGATAAGAAGGTGCTGATGGTCTCGCACACCGGCGATCTCGCCGTCGATTTTGGTCGAAAAGTGCGAAATATCATTGCAGACCCCCGCTATAAGTCCGTTTTCCCCGCCATTACCCTTGCACAAGACTCAAAAAGTGCTGGAAGGTGGTCAACTAACGCTGGTGGTGAGTATTTTGCCACTGGTGTCGGTGCCGCCCTCGCTGGTCGCGGTGCTGACCTGCTTTTAGTCGATGATCCGCACTCAGAACAAGACCTTTTGGCGGGAAATTTTGAGGAATTAGAGAAGACCTATCAATGGTTCGCTTTTGGCGCAAGAACTCGCCTCATGTCAGGGGGCAGAATCGCCGTTGTCCACACCCGCTGGCACCAGGATGACCTCATCGGACACTTAATCAAGGACGGTGCCAACAATCCCAAGGCAGATCAGTACGAAGTTTTTGAATTCCCCGCCATTCTTGACACCAATTCAGGGCCAAAAGCCCTCTGGCCGGAAAAGTTTGATCTTGACGCCCTGGAGCGCACCAAAGCGTCTATGCCGCTGTTCCAGTGGAACGCGCAATATATGCAGAACCCGACAGGGGAGCAGGGTGCAATCATTCAACGGGACTGGTGGAAGCCTTGGAAGCAAGAGAACCCACCGCAGTGCGACTTCATCATCATGACGCTGGACGCAGCGGCAGAGAAAAGCACCCGTGCTGACTTCACGTCGCTCTTGACTTGGGGCATTTTCAGCGATGACAATCTCACCAATGGTGAGCCGCACATCATCCTCATGAACGCTATCAACGTGCGCGTCGAGTTTCCCGAGTTGAAAGACCTCGCCATCCGCGAGTATCACGAGTGGGAGCCGGAAGCGTTCATCGTTGAGAAGAAGTCCAGTGGCACGCCCCTGTACCAAGAGTTGCGCCGCATGGGCATCCCCGTGCAAGAATTCACGCCTCACCGTGGCACCGGGGACAAGGTTGCTCGCCTGAGCGCCGTAGCTGACATCATCCGCAGCGGCATGGTATGGTACCCCGAGGGGCGACGGTGGGCTGAAGAGGTGATTGAGCAGTGCGTAGCGTTCCCGTTCGGCTCCCACGACGACATGGTTGACTGTACCTCGATGGCTCTTGCACGCTTCCGTCAAGGGGGCTTTATCAGCCTGTCCTCCGACCTGCGAGACCCTGACATTTTCAACCGCCCACGCCGTGTGGCGTACTACTGAGCCAACACCATGCCTATCACCACCAAATTCATGGGGAAGAACCAGCTAGTTGACCGGCTCGCCGCTCAGCTCAGCGCCAGTGGGATGCAGGGTGATGCCCGCGAAGCGGCGGTGAACATCCTTCAGAAGCGTGGGCACATGGACGAGAAGGGCAACCTGACCGCCGCAGGCCGTGCGCGTGACAACATGACCGCAGAAGAGCGTGCCATCGACCGTGCCAAGAAGGCCAGTCCTGGCGGCAAATTCGTGTACAACCCCAAGACCAACCGTGCGACGAAACGTCGCTGACCCCTAACACCCCCGGAGCCCATCATGGCGACAAATATCGACAAAGCGTTGTACTCGACGGGCCTGCCGCCTGTACCGGGGCTGGAGGCACCAGAGGTGCCCGACATTGAGATCGAGATCGAGAATCCCGACAGTGTCACTGTCGGTGCCGATGGCCTTGAGATCACTCTCACCCCGGGCGATGATGATCTTGACGAAGGGTTCGAGGCTAACCTTGCCGACACCCTTGACGAGGGTACGCTTGAGGAGATTTCAGGCAACTTGTTGGGCGACTACGACAACGACATTAGCAGTCGGAAGGACTGGGAAGAGACCTACGCTGATGGGCTGAAGCTCCTGGGGCTGAAGTATGAAGAGCGCACTGAGCCGTGGTCTGGTGCCTGTGGCGTCTTCTCGCCCATCCTCACTGAAGCGGTGGTGCGCTTCCAGAGCGAGGCCATCATGGAGTCGTTCCCGGCGCAAGGCCCGGTGAAGACCAACATCATTGGAAAGCATACTCGACAGAAAGAAGACGCTGCAGCGCGGGTGCAGGCGGATATGAACTACCAGTTGACGGAAGTCATGGTGGAGTACCGCCCTGAGCATGAGAAGATGCTCTGGAACCTGCCAATCTCCGGTTCTGCCTTCAAAAAGGTCTACTTCGACCCCAACCTTGACCGTCAGATCTCGACCTTTATCCCCGCCGAGGACGTTGTCCTGCCATACGGCACCTCGGAGCTAGCCTCGTGCCCGCGCATCACGCACCGGATGAGGAAGACCAAGAACGACATCCTGCGCCTCCAACACGCTGGGTTCTACCGCGACATCGACATCGGTGAGCCCAACAAGAACGTTGATGAGATTCAAAAGCGCAAGGATGAGGAGACGGGATTCGCCGCTACCCATGATGATCGGTTCCTACTGCTGGAAATGCATGTCGAGTTGAGCATCCCGGGCGATGAGCACAAGGACAAGGACGGTAACCCCACCGCCATCGAGCGGCCCTACGTCGTCACCGTGATCAAGGACACGGGTGCGGTGCTTGCCATTCGGCGGAACTGGCTTGAGGATGACACCACCTACCAGCCGCGTCAGCACTTCGTGCACTACCAGTACATCCCAGGCTTCGGGGCCTACGGGTTCGGGCTGATCCATCTCATCGGGGGCGCGGCCAAGAGCGCCACGAGCCTGACTCGCCAGCTTGTCGATGCGGGGACTCTGAGTAACCTCCCGGGAGGGCTGAAGGCCCGGGGGTTGAGAATCAAAGGCGACGACACTCCCATCGCGCCGGGGGAGTTCAGGGACGTGGACGTGCCTTCAGGCACGGTGCGGGACAACATCATGCCCCTGCCCTACAAGGAGCCGTCTCAGACGCTCCTGGGGCTGCTGAATGGCATCGTGGAGGAGGCTCGACGGTTCGCCGCCACGGCGGACATGAAGGTCAGCGACATGTCGGCCCAGGCCCCGGTGGGCACCACCCTGGCGCTGCTGGAGCGCCAACTCAAGATCATGTCGGCGGTGCAGGCGCGGCTGCACTTCTCGATGAAGCAGGAGCTGAAGCTCCTGAAGGCGATCATCGCGGACTTCGCCCCGGAGAGCTACGACTACGAGCCCGACACGGCGGTGCCGCGTGCGCGGCGCAGCGACTACTCCCTGGTAGAGGTGATCCCGGTCAGTGATCCGAACGCCGCCACGATGAGCCAGCGGGTGGTGCAGTACCAAGCTGCGCTGCAGCTTTCGACCCAGGCTCCGCAGATCTACAACCTGCCACGACTCCACCGCCAGATGTTGGAGGTGCTGGGGATCAAGAACGCGGACAAGATCGTGGAGCTACCCGAGGACAAACGCCCGGAAGACCCCATCACCGAGAACATGGCCGTGCTGCGTGGCAAGCCCGTCAAGGCGTTCGCGTACCAAGACCACGAGGCGCACCTCGCCGCGCATCAGGCGTTCATGCAAGATCCGAAGGTCATGATGGCTATCGGTCAGAACCCGATGGCGCAGCAGATGATGGCTGCGCTCATGGCCCACATCGCGGAGCACGCTGGGTTCTCGTACCGGGCACAGGTGGAGATGTCGCTGGGGGTGCCGCTGCCCGCGCTGGACGAGGATGAGACCGCGCCAATCTCGCCCGAGGACGAGAAGGCCCTTGCCCCGCTGCTGGCCGCTGCCGCGCAACGCACGCTGGTGATGAACCAAGCCCAGGCGGCGCAGCAAGCCGCTCAACAGCAGGCTCAGAACCCTGAGCTTCAGATTGCCCAGGCAGAGCTACAACTCAAGGAGCGCGACAGTCAGCGGAAGGCTCAGAACGACCAGATGGACTACCAAGTGGCGATGGAGCGCCTGAGGCTCGACCGCGAACGCCTCATGTCGGAGAACCAGAAGGCCACCATCAAGACTGTCGTTGACAAACAAAACAAGGATGCGGATCGCGCCGTCAAAGTGTTCACTGCCTCACGCCCACGCCCTGTACCTAACCGCAACGGCAACCCTGGGAGCTAAAACATGGACGAGAAGATCCTGATGGTGCTGCGCACCAAGATCCGCGAGCAACTCAACAACATGGCCGACAACATCGCCGGAGGCTCCGCCAAAGACTTTGGTGAGTACCGCTACGCTTGTGGCGTCATCCACGGCTTAACACTTGCCGAGCGCGAACTCCTCGACCTCATTGAGGTCGCCAAACGCAACGACGATTAACCCCCAACCCCGGGTCTTCGACCCGGACCACACGCCGTGGTGCTCGGGCAAGCCACGGTGCCAACCTGCCCGCAAGAGAGAACCATGATTGATGAAGTCAATGACACCTTCGACGCCGAAAAGGCTCGCCAACTGCCTGAACCCTCGGGCTACAAGCTCCTGTGTGCCCTCCCGGAGGTGGAGGACAAATACGAGAGCGGCATCCTGAAGGCGGACACGACCGTTCGTGTCGAGGAGCACAGCACCGTGGTGCTGTTCGTGCTCAAGGCGGGCCCCCAAGCCTATGGCGACGTGGACAAGTTCCCCAGTGGTCCCTGGTGCAAAGAAGGCGATTTCGTCATCACCCGCGCCTACGCGGGCACGCGCTTCAAGATTCACGGTCGTGAGTTCCGTCTGATCAACGACGATCAGGTGGAGGCTGTGGTGCAAGACCCTCGTGGGATCACGCGAGCATGAAGCCCCCAATTGAAGAAAATGAGTTCCTGGGCGTAACAGATGATTTCTTCTGGTACGAATTAACGCAGATGTCGGAGCAGCTTCGCAAGTTGGCAAACCGCTTCGAGAACATGGAGCGCGTACTGAAGGCTCGTTCTTACGAACAGAACACGTATCTCCATTATTTGGAAACCCAAAAACGTGAACTGAAGGCAGAAGTTGAACTGCTGAGGAGCAAAGATGAGCGAATTTAAGTTCCCTGACGAGGTCGAGCCCAAGGACGACAAAACCACCGACAAGGTGGATTTCGAGGTTGAAGACGAGACTCAGATCGAGATCGTTGACGACACCCCCGAGCAAGACAAGGGCCGCAAGCCCTTGGAGAAGCCTGTAGAGGAGCCCACGGACGACGAACTGGCGCAGTATGGCGAGAAAGTTCGTAACCGGATCAAGGAATTGACGCACGCCCGCCACGACGAGCGGCGTGCCAAAGAGGCACTGGAGCGGCAGCATCAGGAAGCTGTCCGCGCTGCGCAGACGCTGTTTGAAGAGAACAAGAAGCTGAAGACTCAGGTCAGCACTGGTACGACGGCTTTTGTCTCGCAGGCTCAGCGTCTGGCAGATGTCGAAGTCGAGAAGGCCAAAGCAGCGCTGAAGGCTGCACATGAGGCCGGTGACACTGAGGCGTTTGTCGAAGCACAGACCAAGCTGAACGAAGCGGTGTTTGCACAGCAGCGGGTCAAGGCGTTGAAGCCTACCCCCTTGCAAACTGAAGAACAACGTGATACCGTTGCGCCTCAACAGCCCTCGCAGCAAGCGCCGGTTCCGCAGATCGACCCAGCCACTGAGGCTTGGAAGCAACGGAACCCGTGGTTCGGGCAAGACGATGAGATGACGAGTCTTGCGACGGGCGTGCATAACCGACTCGTCAGATCCGGGTACACCCCGGGGTCGAAAGAGTACTTCGATACCATCGACTCCAGGCTCCGGCAGGTCTTCCCGGACAAGTTTGAGGCTCCCAAGCCTGAAGCGGCCAAACGGCCCGCAACCGTCGTAGCACCGACGCAAAGAGCTACGTCAGCCAAGAAGATCAAGCTGACGCAATCGCAAGTAGCAATCGCCCGACGCCTCGGCGTCCCCTTGGAAGAGTATGCCCGCAACGTGGCAAAACTGGAGCAACAGAATGGCTGAGACCCGCACGCCCCGAGAACTCGCTACCCGCGAGAAGACGCAGCGTCGTTGGCGTCCAGCTTCTGTCTTGCCCGAGCCGACCCCGGAGCCCGGTATGGGCTATCGGTGGGTGATGACACATCTGGTTGGGGAGTCTCAGCCAACAAATGTGTCGCAACGACTGCGTGAGGGTTACGAGCCCGTCAAGGCAGAAGATCACCCTGAGTTGGCTTATGAAGCTAACGCCAAGACGGGGAACATCGAAGTCGGTGGTTTGATGCTATGCAAGATGCCGCAAGAAATGTTGGATGAGCGCACCGCGTTCTACGCCAATATGACCAACAGCCAAGCAAGTTCGGTGAACAGCAAGTTCACCAGTCAAAGTGATCCTCGCATGCCGTTGTTCTCCGAACAGAAGAGCAGCACGTCGCGTGGGTCTTTCGGTAACGGTTCCTGATAGGAGCAAACATGGCTTATCCCATCATTGACGGGCCCTACGGCCTACAGCCGGTCAACCTGCGCGGCGGTATTCCGTTCGCCGGGTCTACTCGGATGATCTCCATCGGTCAAGGCTACAACACTGGGCTCTTCACGGGCGATGTGGTCGGCCTGTCCGCTGGCAACACCATCATCACCCCGTACAACGCCAACACGCGCACCGCTGCCACGGCGGGTGACATCATCGGAGTGTTCCTCGGTTGCGAGTACACCCCGGCTGGTGGCCCGATCTTCGGCAAGCTGCGCAACGAGCAGTGGCCTGCCGGGACCAACGCCCCGGATGCGGTGGCCTACGTCGTGGACGACCCCAATGCCCTGTTCAAGGCTGTGGTGGTCACCCAGGCTCAAGGCTCGGCCAACACCCAGGCCAACACCGGGACGACCGTCGGCTACATGTCGCCGTCGTTCGTCGGGTCCAACGCCTTCCTCGTTGCAGGAAACGCGGGCAGCACCACGACGGGCAACTCGACAATGGCTGTGTCGGGCGCAAACCCCACGGTGTCCTCGTCGGTGGCTGGCAACATCCGCCAGACGGTTGGCACGGGCTCGGCCACCTCGCCCTGCCTGCGCGTGATTCAGCTTGTCCCTGACACGGCTGTCACGGTGCAGACGGCGCTGTCCTCGTCCCCTGCGGGCGCTACGACCTTCACGGTTTCCTCGACCGTAGGCATCCAGCCGGGTATGCAGTGCGTCATCGCTGGCATCAGCGGCACCACGGCGGGTTCCCCGGGCAGCAACTTGACGGTCACGGGCGTGGTCACTTCGACCTCGACTATCACTGTCAGCGCCAACGTCACGGCCACCAGCGGTGTTTCGGTCAGCTTCGTCGGCTACCCCGAAGTCATCGTCGGCTGGAACTTCGGCTATCACTCGTACCTGCTCGCCGCTGGCGTCTAAGGAGCATCCATCATGGCAATTTCTCGTGCACAACTACTGAAGGAACTGCTCCCTGGTCTGAACGCCCTGTTCGGTCTGGAGTACAAGCGCTACGGCGAAGAGCACAAGGAGATCTACGAAACGGAGACCTCCGACCGTTCCTTCGAGGAGGAGACCAAGCTCGCTGGTTTCTCCGCTGCCCCGGTGAAGAACGAAGGTCAGGCGATCCGCTACGACAATGCCCAAGAGGCGTGGACGGCGCGGTACAACCACGAGACCATCGCTATGGGTTTCTCCATCACCGAGGAGGCGATGGAAGACAATCTGTACGACAGTCTGAGCACCCGCTACACCAAGGCTCTGGCCCGGGCAATGTCCTACTCCAAGCAGGTCAAGGCCGCGAACATCCTGAACAATGGCTTCAACGCTGCCTTCCCGGGTGGTGATGGGGTCAGCCTGTTCTCGACGGCGCACCCGCTGACCTCTGGTGGCACCAACAGCAACCGCCCCACGGTGGCCTCGGATCTGAACGAGACCTCTTTGGAGGCCGCGGTGATTCAGATTGCTGCGTGGACGGACGAAAAGGGCTTGCTGATCGCTGCCAAGCCCCGGAAGCTGATCGTTCCTCCGGCCCTGATGTTCGTTGCAACGCGCCTGCTGGAGACCAATCTCCGGGTGGGTACGACTGACAACGACATCAACGCGCTGAAGAACAACGGCAGCATCCCAGAAGGGTATGCCGTGAACCACTTCCTGACCGACACGAACGCTTGGTTCCTCAAGACCGACGTTCCGAACGGCCTGAAGCACTTCGTGCGCGTGCCCCTGGCGACTTCGATGGACGCCGACTTCGACACGGGGAACAACCGCTACAAGGCGCGTGAGCGTTACTCGTTCGGATGGTCTGATCCCTTGGGGATGTTCGGCTCCCCCGGCGCAAGCTGAACCAGAACAAACCCCGCACGCCTCTCAACGATGCGCACCAGCGGGGTTCCTCAAGGCTCCTTCGGGGGCCTTTTCTTTTTGGCCCGAGTATGCTAGGCTCGGGCTAGCCCGAGAAATCAACCCCCTGCACCGACCGACTCGGCGGACTTCTCCTCAAGACGGCGCAGGCTGACAAAACCCTTGACGGGGTTTTGTTTTTAGGCTAGTATGGCGTTCAGGAGATTTTGGCCCTTATGCCCTACGCAACACAGCATACTGGTGTATACCGCATAGTCAACCATGCGGAGCGACTGTGTTATGTTGGTTCGTCCCGCAATTTGTTTAAGCGCCGAGCGGAGCATTTCCGTCTTCTTCGCAGGGGGGAACATCCAAACGAACGTCTTCAAACCGCCTTTAACGTCTACGGAGAAGATGTATTTGAGTGGATTGAAGAGGCATCTTGCACGGAAGAGCAAGACGCTAGAGAGATAGAACTGCTGGTACTTAAAGGTGAGCTTACGTTTGAAGAAGCCCCCGGTTACAACATTGCCTTAGATGCATTCCCCATGATGGGGCGATTGCATAGTGACTACACAAAGCAAAAAATTTCAGAGACCAAGCGGGCACAAGCCAAAGCGCTAACGCCAAACGAAGCGAAGCATCTAGCGCAAGCGCAAACTGACAGACGCCTCAAAGACCCCGCACACCGGGCCAAAATCGAATATGTGGTCAACAATGACCACCTGTCTTACGCCGAACGGGCAAGAGTTGTCGGGCTCCAGCCTTCTTCTGTTCGCAAACTGTACTTGCAGCACGCCGCTGCTTATGGTAAAACGCCACCGCCCCGGCGTTTAAGCTACGACCGGGGCGTCTCGGACAAGGTTGAGTTCATCCGGTCCAACCCGGACAAGACTTTTAAGACGCTCGCCAGAGAGCTAGGATGTTCCGCAAACAGCGTCAGTGTTCTGGCTAGACGCTACAAACTGAGGTGACCATATGTTCTCGACCTTCTCCGGCCCGATCCGCTCGGGCACCCAGCGTTACGGCGCTGGCCGCAACACGGGCCTTGTTGTCCTGACCCAGTCGCTTGACACGGGCGTCGTCACGGCGGGTGTGGGCAATGTCGATACGCCGCTGGGCATCCTTCCGCAGGGCTCGCAGATCGTGGACATCACGGTCGATCAGGTGGTGGTCCCGGGCGGCACTTCGACCTCTACGGTGTCGGTGGGCAGCACTTCGGGCGGTACGGAGCTGATGGCGGCGATTGCCACCACGGCTGGTGGCCGGTTCCGGGGCGCGGCCACGGCTGCGACGCAGCTTGCTTGGCAGACCTCGACCACGGCGGACACGCCGGTCTTCGTGCGCTACGCGGTGGGCACCGCAGCGGGTGTGGGGCGAGCCGTCATCACGGTGAGCTACGTCCAGCGTGCTCCGAATGGTGCTCAGAATCCCACCACGTTCGAGAACTAAGTCCATAAGCCCCGCCTCTTGACGGGGCGGGGCAGGAGCCCCGCATGGCAAAGACCAACTACACCGCCACGCTTCGCGTGGCCCGGGAGTGCTAGATGGCAAAGACCAATTTCAGCCCGACGTTCCCGATGTTCCCGGGGGATGCGGGTGCAATCACAGTCAGTGATACGGTAAACCTTGCCCAACCCAGCATCATCTATGTTGGCGCAGCGGGGAACGTGAAAGTCACTACTGCCCAAGGCACTGATGTGACGTTTGTCGGGCTTCAGGCTGGACAGGTCATCCCTGTGCAGGTGCGTCGGGTGTGGAGTACCGGCACTACGGTAACAACGCCCAATACGAACCTACTGGCGATTTTCTGATGTCGTTCGGGTTTGGTTTCGGCTTCCCACGCATGAGGCGGGCAGCGTCAGCGCCGCCGCCGCCCAGTAACGCTTGGAATGTGGCGTATACCGTTTACGCGAATAAATCGTTTTCGGTGGCGGCGCAGGAGACTGCGCCAACTGGCGTATTTTTTAAGCCAGACGGCGCGAAAATGTACGTTATTGGAATTATCGGGGTTGATATTAACGAATACAATCTTGGTACACCATGGGATGTAAGCACGGCGTCTTACTTGCGAAACTTCAGTGTTTCAGCCCAAGAATCTGCACCGTCAGATTTGTTTTTCAAGCCAGACGGTACAAAGATGTACGTTCTCGGAAGTACTGGTGATGACGTTAATGAATACGACCTTGGAACCCCATGGGATATAAGCACTGCTTCGTATTTACAGAATTTTAGCGTTGTATCACAGACAGCACTTCCATTTGGCATATCGTTCAAGCCGGATGGAACAAAAATGTATGTTACAGCCACAAACACTCCAGCAAGCGTTTACGAGTACGGCCTTAGTTCTGCATGGAACATAAGCACCGCATCTTATGTGCGGAGTTTTAATGTCTCATCTCAAGAAACGCAACCTCGCGGCGCGGCCTTCAAGCCAGACGGCACAAAAATGTACGTCAATGGTTCAGGCGGAAACGACGTAAACGAATACAGCCTGTCAACGCCTTGGGATATTTCCACGGCAACGTTTACTGTGGCAACCTTCAGTTTTAGCGCTCAAGGTGCCACATCGAACCAAGGCATCTATTTCAAACCAGACGGACTTAGCTTTTTTATCATTGACTCAACGCTCGACTCCGTTCTTCAATACAACATCGTCTAGGATTGAGCCGTGCCCAAATCCCCCGCTTGGACCCGGAAAGAAGGCAAGAACCCTAAAGGCGGTCTCAACGCCAAGGGCCGTGCCAGCTACAACGCTGCCAACCCCGGAAAGCCGGGGCTGAAGCCGCCGGCTCCGAACCCCAAAACAGAGAAAGATGCGGCAAGGCGGAAGTCATTCTGCGCAAGATCTGCGGGACAGGCTAAGATGTTCCCAGAAGCCGCAAAAGACCCAAACAGCCGTTTACGCAAGGCGAGGAAAGCATGGAACTGCTGATTGAGCGGTGGGCCCCGGTAAGGGGCTATGAAGGCATGTACGAAGTCAGTGACTGCGGTCGCATGAAATCTGTACAGCGCTTTCGTCGCGGCAAATCTGGGTGCCTTGTGCCGATGCCAGAAAAAATCATGGCGCTTACGCCAAAAAAGCGTTCCGCTGACGGTAGGCAACTTCCTTATGTAGAGGTCCGTTTGCGTGACGGCTCTCCTCGGGATGTTCGCTGCAAAGCGTTTCTTGTGCACCGGTTAGTTGCACAAGCGTTTGTTGGTGAACTGTTTGAAGGCTGTCATGTAGACCACATAGACGGTGATCACCAAAATAATCATTGGACGAACCTACGTATTTTGTCTGCGCGTGAGCACGGACTGCTTCATCCGTGTATTGCCGACAAAGCCAGATATGATGCTATGCAGGCTGCTGCGCAAGCTAAAGTCAAAGCCATGCGGGCGTCTGGTGAGATCGTCGGCAAGTACAAAGTTGTAGGCGAGGCGGAGCCGGCATGAAAACAGAACTGACAGAGCCCACGAAGAATCTCATCGACGTTCTGTCGGTGGTTACCGTCTTAGGCACTCTGGCGCAGGCATTACCCTCCATCGCCGCCCTGTTCACCATCATCTGGACTGCGCTGCGCATTTGGGAGACGGAGACGGTGCGCAATCTCACCGGGCGGGGGAAACCCAAGGAGCCCGAAAGTGCCGATTAAGTCTGACGCACAGCGCCGGTTCATGTATGCTTCTCTTGCAGGCAAGACCGATGTCCCGGCGAGCGTAGCGAAGAAGTTCGTCGGGCCGAAGGCCCATAACGACGGCGGTGCCGTCAAGGAGTCCCCCGTGAAGAAGCCCATGCCCCCCAAGATGCCCATGACCCCCGCCAAGGCGAAGGGCAAGAAGGAACTCCCGCCCTTCATGAAGAAAGACGCCAAAGCCAAGCCCAAGAAGATGGCCTACGGCGGCAAAGCCTGCTGAGGAGCAATCATGCCCGGAACCTACCGCACTCCCACGGCAGAAGAATCTGCCAAGCTGGAGAAGTCCCGCAAGATGATGCGCAAAGGCATCGAAGGCGAGAAGGACTTCCTATCCAAGATTCTGCCCACGATGGCGAAATCTGCCCGAGATGATCAGCGCATGGCAAGGCGGATGCGGGAGTCGGTAGATCCCCGCGCCCGGGAAGGTGCAGCGTACAACCAAGCAGGCTATCGCAAGGGCGGAGTCACCCGCGCAGATGGCTGCGCAGTCAAAGGCCACACGCGTGGCAGGATGGTGTGAGATGGCAACCATGACCCCGTTTCAACGCGCCTTTCGGGAAGCCAAAGACGCCAAAGAGCCAGACTTTGAGTTCCCTCCTGGTAGTGGCAGGAGATACAGCACCAAGACTGCTGAAGAGCAGCGTCGGGAGATCGCCAAGACCGCCAAAGGCGGGAAGCGCGGTGAATCCGCTGGCATGACGGCCAAGGATGCAGAGACGCTCTACGGGCGTGCTGAGATTCCTTCGGGCGGCGGTGCCAAGGCACCGGCTGAAACCCCCAAGCCCCGCATGACGGCGTCGGACATTCCCGGGCTGGTGTTGCGTGGGATGAAGGAAGGTGTGGAGCGGGTGCCCTTCGGGCGTGGCGATGCGCCAGCGTTTCTCATGGGTGCAGGTTCGGCCAAGGCGTTCTCAAACGCCGCCAAGGCTGCTGAGGCCGTTCAAGCCGCAAAGCGGGCTGCTGACGCTGAGAGGATTGCCGCCCGGGTATCCCCGGCTATGCGCCGCTCGGGCGAGGGCGTTGACGAGGCGATGAAGCAGGCCCGGATCGAGATGGCCCGCGAGCCGCAGATGGAGCGTGCCCGGGCACTGAGTGCGGCGGAGCGGAAGGCCCCTGCGATGCAGGGCGACAAGGCCAAGACCAGCCCCCGTGCTCGCACCCGGGATGTGGATGAGGATGTCGAGTTCCGTCGCGGCGGCAAGGTGAAGACCTACGCCAAGGGCGGCAGTGTCCGGGGTGCAGGGTGTGAGACTCGGCACAAGAAGACCCGCTTCGTCTAGGAGACCAAAGTGCGCCCGTCTCGCGGTATGGGGATCATTCGCCCCGAACTGATGAAGCCCAAGGCAAAAGCCTTCGCCAAGGGCGGTGAGACGAAGTCGACCCCCAAGAACGCCGCTTTGTGGTCTCAGGTCAAGTCTGAAGCCAAGAGCAAGTTCGATGTGTACCCGAGCGCTTACGCCAATGCATGGGCAGCGAAGGAGTACAAGAAGCGCGGCGGGTCTTGGGGCGGTGCTGACAATCGGGTGAAGCGTGGCTAAAGGTGGGCTCGGCAAGTGGTTTGGCGAGAAGTGGGTCGATGTGAAGACCGGGAAGGCGTGTGGCCGCTCGGGGGAGGAGAAGTCCTCCCGCGCCTATCCCGCGTGCCGCCCCGCCAAAGCTGCCAAAAAGCTCACCTCCGCGCAACGCACGGCGATGGCGCAGCGCAAAACAGGCCCTGCTAGGCAATCCTGGCCGGTGAGTCCTTCGGGGAAGAAACGGAGTGCATGATGGCGGAGAAGTGGATCCAGAAGGCGATCAAACACCCCGGCGCACTGCGCAAGAAGCTCGGTGCCAAGGAAGGGGAGCCTATCCCGGCGAAAAAGCTCGCTGCAGCGGCTAAGAAGCCTGGGACGACGGGTCGTCAGGCGCGGTTGGCGCAAACCCTTAAGGGACTCAAAAAGTGACTACCAGTGGTACCACCGCTTTCAACCTCGACCTCAACGAGGCGGTTGAGGAAGCCTTCGAGCGCTGTGGTGCTGAGCTTCGCACGGGCTATGACCTGCGCACGGCGCGGCGGTCTCTGAACCTGCTCTTCGCGGACTGGGCCAACCGGGGCGTGAACCTCTGGACGGTGGCACAAGACACCATCAACCTGACGCAGGGCACCAACACCTACAACCTCCCGCAGAACACCGTAGACCTCTTGGAGCATGTCATCCGCACGGGGGCAGGCAACGTCTCGACCCAGGTCGATCTGACCATCACGCGCATCAGCGTCAGCACCTACTCTTCGATCCCCAACAAGCTGCAGCAGGCACGCCCGATTCAGGTGTGGGTGAACCGCCAAGCCCCGACGCCTCAGATCGTCGTGTGGCCTACGCCCGATCAAACAGGTGTTTATCAGTTCGTCTACTGGTATCTCCGGCGCATTCAGGACGCTGGTGCAGGCGGCACCTACACCCAAGACATCCCCTTCCGCTTCCTTCCGTGCTTGGTTTCCGGTCTGGCGTACTATCTGGCGCTGAAGATCCCAGGTGCGATGGACCGCCTTCAGGTGCTTAAAGCACAATATGACGAGGATTGGCGAATCGCCTCGGAGGAAGATAGAGAGAAAGCCGCAGTACGGTTCGTACCTCGGCAGCAATTCATTAGCTGATCATGGCTAACCGCTTCGCTAACGGAAGGAAGTCATTCGGCTTCTGTGACGTTTGTGGCTTTCGTTTTGACCTGAAGAAGCTCAAGAACCTAGTCGTCAAGACCAAACAAACACAAATCAAAGCCTGCCCGCAGTGCTGGACGCCGGATCAGCCGCAGTTGCAACTCGGCATGTACCCCGTTTCAGATCCCCAGGCCATCCGCGACCCACGCCCAGACACGAACACTTGGTTCCAATCAGGCACCACGGGGCTGCAACTTACCAACACCTCAGGCACTGGGCCGGATCAAGACGGCTTCCCGGGCGAGGGTATGCTGATCACCCAATGGGGCTGGAACCCCATCGGCGGTGCGAGAGATTTCACGGACCCGCTCACGCCAAACCTCTTGGTCGGGCGGGGAGAAGTTGGTACAGTAACGGTCGTGTGACCGAAGGAGTTGAAGATGAAAGACGCCATGAAAGCCCTCCGGGCCCACGCCAAGAAGCCTGCGGGCGTAGCCCACGGCCCCGGTGCCAAGCTCGCCAAGGGTGGTGTTACCACCCAAGCCATGCAGCAGATGGGGCGCAACATGGCCCGCGTCGCCAACCAAGGCCCAGTCGGGCGCAAAACCAAGGGATGAGACCATCATGAAGGCCAAACGCGTCCCTACGCCCACAGCGGGCGTCTCTGAGCGCACTCCCCCGCGCCTTGTCGTGGGCGCTGAGTCAACCGCCCCGTGCCCGCCCGCCAAGACCTCCGGCATCAAGATGCGTGGCGGTAAGGCGCAGACCAAGGGCAAGATGGCCCGGGGACCGATGGCGTGAACTACGCAGAACTGAAGACCGCTGTTGAAGATACGACCGAGAACACGTTCTCGGCTACTGACTTTGCGCTGCTCACAAAGCTGGCAGAGCAGAAGATCTACAACAGCGTTCAACTTCCGGCTCTACGCAAGAATATGACCGGCACCATCAGTGCCGGGAATCAATACCTTGCTGCGCCGAATGACTTTTTGTCGGTCTACTCTCTGGCTGTGTTTCCCACGGGCGGTGGCGAGTACACATTCCTGATCGACAAGGATGTCAACTTCATCCGCGAGGCTTTCCCAAATCCAACGGTCACGGGTACGCCGAAGTACTACGCGCTGTTTGGCCCGGTGTACAACCTGCCAACGGAACTGACCTTTATTCTCGGCCCCACGCCCGCCGCAGGGTTCACGGCAGAACTGCACTACTTCTACTACCCGGAAAGCATCGTCACGGCCAACACTTCGTGGTTGAGTGACAACTTTGACAGCGTTCTGTTTAACGCCGTCATGGTTGAAGCCGGTAGGTTTATGAAGACCGAGCAGGATCTGATGGCGATGTACCAGAACCAGTTCAACGAGTCGTTCGTGCTGCTGAAGAACCTTGGTGATGGGAAAAATAGACAGGATGCATACCGCAGCGGTCAGGTACGGAACCCTGTGAGGTAAGCTATGCCGATCCTGCAAGGAATGTGTTCCTCCTTCAAACAGGAGTCCTGGCTGGGTATCCACGACCTTGACACCGACACCTTGAAGATGGCCCTTTACATGGCCAATGCGAACCTGAGCCAAGCCACGACGGTTTACACGACCACTGATGAAGTCGTCGGCGCAGGGTACATCGCTGGCGGTGAGGCCATCACCGGGGCTCAAGTTTTGCTCTCTGGCACCACGGCGTATCTGACGTTCAACAACCCGGTGTGGACCAACGCTTCCTTCGTCTGTCGGGGCGGGCTGATCTACAACGCCAGCAAGGCCAACCGCGCCATCGCAGTGCTGGACTTTGGCGCGGACAAGACAGCGTCGGGCACGTTCACGGTACAACTCCCAGCGGCCACTGCCGCGTCCGCGCTGTTGCGCTTTTCATCGTAAGGAAACACCATGCTGATCCAATCCAAAGCCTCCGACAGCGCCGTCTCTGCCGTGCTGTCTTGCTCCGGCCAAAGCGAAGGCATTCGCGCTGGCGGCGTGTTCAAGATCCAATGCCTCGACAAGGACGGGGTATTAAAGTGGGATGCCGAATCCCACAACCTCGTGGTCAACGTCGGCCTCAAGGACATGAACGAGAAGTACTTCACGGGGAGTGCTTACACGGCAACGTGGTTCGTTGGCCTTTATGGTGCGGGGTCTTCCAACAACCCCGCAGCGGGCGATACCGCAGCTTCGCACGCGGGCTGGACCGAGGTGACCGCGTACAGCCAAGCCGCTCGCCCGGCGGCCACGTTCGGTACGTCCACGACGGCGGACCCCTCGGTGATTAGCAACAGCGCCTCCCCGGCGTCGTTCAGCATCAACGGCACCACGACCGTCGGCGGAGCGTTCCTGATCAGCAACAGCACCAAGGGCGGCACGACCGGGATCTTGTTCTCGGCGGCAGACTTTGCCTCCCCGGGCGACCGCTCCGTGGTGTCGGGCGACACCCTAGTCGTGACGTACACCTTCAGCCTCGACGCTCAGTAAGGAGTAGAACATGGCCACCAAGTTCAAGAAGGGTGATGTCGTCCAAGTTCGCGCCGTAGTCCCCAAGGGGCCGGTGGAAAAGCTTCGCATGGACGAAGACGGTACTGTCTGGTGTCTGATCGAGTGGCAGGACCTCGACGGAAACACCATCAGCCGCTGGTTCCGCGAAGACGAGTTGGTAGATGTCTGAAGGCGGATGGGGCGGAGCAGGATGGGGACAAGGGGGGTGGGGGTTTTCGGTCTATGAACGCGCTGTTTCTGAAACAGCCGTTCTTGCCGATTCTCCCGCGTCTCGTGTAACCTTTCCCTCCTCTTTCTCAGACAGCGCTCGTTTTCTGGACGACCAGAACGGATGGGGAAGCAACGGTTGGGGCCAGGGTGGCTGGGGATCGGAACAAGCAGTAGTTGCACAGGTCATATTTGCATGTTCAACTGCTGACACGGTCTCGGCCCTAGATGCATTTACCGCTTCCGCAACATTTGCTTCTTTGGTATCAGATACAGTTCTAGCGGCGGATTCTGATACCGCTATCGTTACCTTGCTGGCTTCCGTCTCAGACACCGTAAGGGCGGCAGATGCCTTGAGTGCTTCGGTGTCGTTTATCTCTGCTTTTTCAGACACCGTGAGGGCGCTAGATGCTGTTGCAGCTTCTGCGTCTTTCCTAGCATCTTTCTCCGATACTACTCGGCTGTCCGACACAGCGGCAACAACGGTTACCTTCAGGGGATCGTTGTCCGAAACTGTCAACGGATCTGACTCCGTCGGGTCTTTGGTAAACGTACTGACGTCTGTTTCGGATGCGGCGCAGGCTTCAGAAGCCCTAAGCGCAGCAGCCTCGTTCAACGGTGCCGTACCAGAAACAGTAAGGCTGCAAGATTCATTGAGCGCATCCGCGTCTTTTGCTGTTTCGCTTTCAGAGACTGTAAACGCCGTCGATTTTTTGTCAGCATCCGCGTCTTTTAGGGGATCGATCCCTGAGACGGCGGTTTCGGCGGATGCTGCCAGTGCCGCCATAAACGTCCTTGCTCCGGTGTCTGATACAGCCAACAGCCTAGACGCTGTAAACGCTCAAGCGTCGTTCAGCAGTTTTGTTGCGGAAACCGTCCTAGCGTTGGATGCTCTAAGCTCTGCGGCATCTTTTGTTGCTTCTTTTTCAGACACCGTCAAGGTAGCAGACACGCTGGCCGCGTCCGCATCCTTTGCGGTTTCTTTTTCTGACACGGGCTTTTTGTCCGACTCGGCGTCGTCCGCTGCTGTTTTTGTGACCGTCACGACAGACTCCGCACAGGCTACGGATACGGCTAGTTCGGTAATAAATGTTCTGTCAGCGGTATCTGACACAGCGCGTGCTGCGGATTCAGGGGCGTCTTCGGCCACAATGCTGTCTTCGGTCTCTGATACTGCAACGGCAACTGACTCGATAAGCTCCTCCGCATCGTTTCCTGTGTCTTTCGTGGATACAGCCCGTGTCTCAGATTTAGTAGCTACAGCGGCCACTTTCCCGGCATCTGTGACCGATACCGCTGTTGCCCTAGATACGGTCTCTTCGCTGGCGTTGGTATTATCCAATGTTGCCGACAGCGTTCAAATTTTCGATACTCCAAGCTCCGTTAGGTCCCTCCCGGGTCTAATTACGGAGTCTTCGCTGGCAATCGACAACATCGGCACTCAAGTGCAGAATTTAGCGTCTGTCTTGGAGGGTGTGGCAGTTATTGATGCGTTAATCGCTAACTATCTCTGGAACTCTGTTATCGACACCCAAAACGCAAACTGGCAAGCCGTCCCCGCAACGCAAGTGCCGGGGTGGGCTTCGGTTGCGGATTCCCAGAATCAAAACTGGCAAGCTGTCCCCGCAACACAAGGCCCGGGCTGGACGCCCGCGGTTGACGCCCAAAACCCAAACTGGCAAACTACTTCTGCCTGAAAGGTCTCCATCATGCCGTCTACCTTCACCCCTCTTCTCCGCCTGACCAAGCCTGGGCTCAATGACACGGGCTGGGGCACCACGGTCAACAACGGCACCTTCGAGTTGATCGACACTTCTATTGCCGGGACCGCTACGATCACCATGACGACAGCGGACTACACGCTGTCCACAGCCAACGGGGCGACTGATGAAGCCCGGGCGATGGTGTTGAACTTGACGGGCACCCCTGGAGCGGCGCGGAACGTCATTTGCCCTGCGGTAAGCAAGGTTTACATCGTTACAAACAACACCGCAGGCGGCTTTGCGCAAACGCTCAAGACATCGTCTGGCACAGGTATTTCGGTTCCAAACGGATATACGCTTGTGCTGCGTTGCGATGGGGCCAACGTAGTTACTACGGGTGTGGCTGATACGGCTATTCCGTTCCTCCAAGCCGGCACCGGAGCCGTCGTCCGCACTGCGCAGAGCAAGATGCGGGATGTGGTGAGTGTGAAGGACTTTGGGGCGGTGGGGGATGGGGTTGCGGATGATACGGTGGCGATTCAGGCGGCCATCAACGCTGTGCTGTCTCGCAATGGCGCGGTGTACTTCCCGGCAGGAAAGTATCGCGTCACCTCTGGATACACCAACTCGACAAACAACAGTGTCGCCATGTTTGGGGAAGGACTCGATTACTACGCCAGCAGTGCAGCAACTGCCGATGGGTCATGCGTAATTCTTGACAGCACCGATCCAAACAGCTTTTTTTATCGTCAAAGCGCAGGAAACAATCTCGAAGTTAGAGGCATGCAGTTTGCATGTGCTCAATATGTTTTGGACCGCAAGTTTTTTGTCCAATCGGCCTCTTCGGTGCGGCATATTTTTGAGAACGTCCACTTCTCTGCTGTTGAGCGTCCGTTTGTGTATCTGACTGGAACTTACTTTCAGTTGAGCAGCTACACCAACGTGCGCTTCACAAACTCTGGTAGCTTTCACTCTACTGTTGGCACTCTGATCGGTACCTTCATGTCGATCGAGAATTGTGATGTTGAAGGATCTATTCCCGCCAATAGCGAAAAGATCATCTGCAATCTTGGTGGAATCCGACAGATTCAAGCCACCAATTTTCTCATTGAGCCAAGCACGCCATCATCTGGCTGGATTGCCTTGTTTTTGAGAAACGATTACGACCCAGACTGGAGTCGTTTCCCGAACGCAACATTCCGTGGATTTTGGATTGAAGTTACTGGTTCTGGCCTTGCATATTCCGTATACCAAGAGCGCGGAAGAACATTGTTTATTGCCCCGCAATTCAATAATGGAATAGCGTCTCCGTTTAGAATTAATGAAGATGGCGCAACCGAACTCAGAGATGCGACTTTTTCTGGAACTAGCGATCCGCTTCAAAGTTACTTTTTCTTGAACACGTATTCATGCCAAGTAAAGCTGACCAACTGCAACTACCGTAATCCTGGAACCGCAATTAACGATCCAAGATTTACGTTCGACAACTGCTCAAACTCTCCGGCTGGGGGTGTAGGCAATGAGCCCTTCCGCGCAACCAGCCACAATAACCAGCAATCTGAGTTGCTTTGGGCATTTGACGGCGGATACCCTGACCCCGGAAAGGTGTTAGTTCAAGGCTTCGGGGGCACTACTTTTGTTCCATCGGTCAACGCCGCGTTTGGACGTAGTTTGAGTATTGCCCCAAGCGCGGGGTCAATTAATGCGTTTATTCAAGGTCGTCTGCGCGGAAGTTTCCCGCAGGGCGGACAGATGTTTGTGGTCGTGCGCGGCACGTTGCCAACTATTTCGTCGCTTTTGGAAATTACATTCCTGTTTAACGGTACCAATATCGGAGGCGGTAGGAGTTGGCTTCCGGCAGACTCAGGCACTGACTTTGTTCTGGTGCTTCCTGTCACTGCTCAGACAGTCAACCCAACGACGATGGGTGTGAGATTCACCGGGTCTGCTACTACAGCATGGCTGCTGTACCAACTTGAACTGTGGATCGGCAAGAGTCTTCCCAGCGTCACAATGCCCAGCTTCCCTCAGAACGTGCAGACCTATGCGGCCTCCACGCCTGCTGCTGGGGAATGGGCGCGGGGTGACATTGTGTGGAACAACACGCCATCTGCTGGCGGCACTCCTGGATGGGTCTGCACGACTGCTGGGACGCCCGGCACTTGGAAAGCAATGGCCAATTTGGCGCCGTGACCATGACCCCCCGCCCCGCCCCCCACCTCGTCCGCTGGTTCCTCCGCACCACCGGCTACGCCGGCATCTGCCTCGCGCCGTGGGGGATCTTCATACTGGCCGAGCACCTGCACAGCCAGCGCCTGATCCGGCATGAACAGCAGCACTGGGCGCAGTGGCAGAGGATGGGCACGATGCGATACTACGTCACGTACCTGTGGGGCCTGCTGCGCCACGGATACACCAACCATCCAATGGAAATCGAAGCCCGCGCGGCGGAGAACGCGACATGAACTTCGATAACGCTTTCAAGGAACTCCTCAAGCATGAAGGGGGGTACATTAACCATGCTCTCGATCCGGGCAAAGCCACCAACATGGGCGTTACCGAGGCGGTAGCACGCCGGGTGGGCTACAAAGGTGCGATGCAAGATCTCCCTGTCGATCTCGCCAAGCGCATCTACCTTGAAGAGTACTGGAAGCCGGTACGGGCTGAGGAGCTACCCCCTGCCGTGCGCTACGCCGTCTTCGACGCTGCGGTGAACTCCGGGGTGCGACAGTCCATCCTGTGGCTCCAGAGGGCGCTCGGCGTGGCTGATGACGGGGTTCTGGGCCCCCGGACCTTGGCCGCTGCCAATCAGGCCAACCCGGAGGTGCTTCGGGCGCGTATCATCGCGCAACGCCTGCAGTTTCTCTGCGCACTCAATACCTTCGCCACCTTCGGACGGGGCTGGACCCGCCGCTGTGCAGACATCCTAGCCATGTGAGG